GCTACAACGAGACTTTAAAACAGTTCAATCTTGGCTCAATACTCGCCAGAAGAAAGCTGTGAAGCAGAAAGACAAGCTAATTGCTTGCTTGAGAACGATACCTCTTCCCAATACAGAAACATCAATCCAGTTACCAAAAGCTGCCTAATCACTGGAAAAGATTTACACCTACTCAATCGACTAACTAACTCATCTGTACCATTCCCGCCACAAGTCGAGTGCTCTGTTTAAGAGGAGCTAAACACTTGCCCACCGCAGTGACTTCGGGCCGTAAATCCCTCACGGCCCGTCACTGTACCTATGTAAGGAATACATCCCGTGAGTGAATTAAGTCAAGCAACGCAGCGATTGATTGCCACGATGGATGAATTGGTTGCATTGATTCGTGATCGGCAATCGAAGAGAAAAGAATGCAACACACAGCAATCATAACAGGCACACTAATTTATATCGGTAGTGCTGTTATATCGACGATGCCACCCAAAGACGTACAGCTTAACTGGCATACGCTTTATAACTGGTTATTTGATTGTATGCACCTACTGCTAAACTCACGGAACTCGTAGCGGCAACTTATCATGCCCAGAGCACCAGCCCGCCCCTGTAAATACAACGGATGTCCAGAGCTAGTCCACACTATAAGTGGACTCTGCAAGGAACACCAGCAATATACGCATACAGTTTACAAATGGCGTACCTCAGCAGCTTCTCGTGGTTATGACTGGGATTGGCGTCGTATCCGTTCTCAAGCTCTGGCACGAGACAAGTACTTATGTGTCCATTGTCTAGCAGATGGACGAGCAACAGTCGCATGTGACGTAGACCATATCATTCCAATAAAGACTGCATCTGAGCGCCGCCTAGACATTGATAACCTTCAGAGCCTGTGTCGTAAGTGTCACGCTCTCAAGTCAGCCGAAGACAAACGCAACTAAGAAGAACTAAAACATGAAAATCATATTCCTATTAGACGACCAACAGGTGATAGTAACAGCACCGGAAGACCTACAGCTTAGACAGATTGACGCTGGACTAGCTGCCATCATAGTTCCCGCCGGAAAGAATGAAGCAGGGATCGACTTATTCCGATCACTGCTAGTATTCCCAGTCACAGTTACAGCAACCCCCATTCAAGTGGTTCAAGCTCCACCAGCTTCAACAGCACCAGCAGCCCAAGAGCCAGACTCACCAGCTACACCCGTTTCACCCGTCTCACCAGTCGTCTAAAACGCACACCAATTGCTACCAGATGCTCTATACGCTCTCAGTAGCGAAAGATGATCCTGGGGGAGTATCAGAATCGTATGAGAGCAGGGATATGGGGGTCACGAGAGTTTGACACGATCAGCCCCTAGACCACACATGGGCTTCCTGCAAAATATCTCGAAATGAAGTGCGGGGGTATCAAACGAAATGAATCTATCTGACCTACAACACGACCCACACAATGCCAACCGAGGCACTCCGCGCGGTCGCAAGACGCTCGCTACCTCTCTTCAGCAGTTCGGTGCGGGACGCTCCATCCTGGTGGACAAAGATGGCATCATCATTGCCGGAAACAAAACCGCAGAGCAAGCCGCCGCCGCTGGTATCAACGATATAATCCTCGTTCCCACGGACGGAACCGAACTTGTTGTTGTGCAGCGCACAGACTTGTCTATGGATGATCCAAAGTCTCGTGGGTTAGCTATCGCCGACAACCGTGTCTCAGAGGTTGGACTTCAGTGGGACTCCGCCATCCTCGGTGAGCTTGCAACCGAAATGGATCTGAAGCCTTTCTTTACCGATGCAGAGCTTACCGGCACAGAGGAGCAGGACGCGGGCAATGCAGAAAATGAATGGGAAGGAATGCCAGAGGCTTGCAATGAAAATGTAGCAAAGCGCCACCTGACTATACATTTTCATTCTGAGCAGAACGTACAGGATTTCGCAGATCTGATTCAACAGACCATTACATCAAAAACGAAATACGTTTGGTACCCACAAGAGCAGTCCATTGTGGCAAAGGCCACGAAGTACGTTATCAATGAGTGATATTCAACCGCGGTATCCGATATTTATTCCAACTCTGGCCCGCTCAGATAGCAGGATGACCATTAAGGCTCTGCAACGAATGGGAGTCAAAGATTGGTATGCAGTCGTCGAGCCACAGGAGTATAGCCAATATGCGGCGGTAATCCCCAAAGAACACATCATCGTCCTCAATCTTGAATATAAGAAAGATTACCAGACTCTCGACAATCTCGGTCTGAGCAAGAGCGTCGGCCCCGGTGCTGCACGAAACTTTATTTGGGATACCTCAATCCAGATGGGTTACGACTGGCATTGGGTTATGGATGACAACATCCGTCAATTTGTGCGCTGGAATAACAACCTCAGATACGAGGTATTATCCGGCGCGTTCTTCCGAGTCATGGAGGACTTTGTTCTTCGATATGAGAACGTCGCTATGGCAGGACCTAACTACTGGATGTTCCTCCCACGGAAATACAAGCGCCCACCATTCTTGGCGAATACTCGGATTTACTCTTGTAACCTCATTCGTAATGACATTCCATATCGCTGGCGCGGTAGATACAACGAGGACACAATTCTTTCGCTTGATATGTTGCAGGATGGATGGTGTACCGTCCAGTTCAATGCATACCAGCAGGACAAAATGGCTACACAAACTGTCAAGGGTGGCAACGATAAAGTATTTTACTCACAAGAGGGGACATATCCAAAAAGCATCATGCTCGTCAATGAGTACCCGGAGTATGCGCGACTCATTGAGAAGTATGGTCGTCCACATCATTTTGTCGATTACACGCAGTTTAAGACCCCTTTGAAACGTAAAGAGGGCATCCCGATTGAATACAACGACTACGGGCTGACGCTAGTAACGGAGAAACATTAAGTGAGTGTGCGGCTCATACAAGGCAACGTCCTTGACAAACTTACGACACTGCCCTCAGATTCCTTTGCTGGAAGTCTATGTGATCCTCCGTATGAGCTTGGCTTTATGGGTAAACAGTGGGACTCATCCGGCATAGCTTTCAATACTGCGTTATGGAAAGAGATGTACCGCGTTCTATCTCCCGGCGCTTACTTACTTGCATTCGGTGGAACTCGAACCTATCACCGGCTCACTTGTGCAATAGAGGATGCTGGCTTTGAGATCCGTGACTGCTTAATGTGGCTATACGCTCAAGGATTCCCAAAATCCAAAGCCTGTCTTAAGCCCAGCTATGAACCTATCGTCTTAGCGCGTAAACCGGCCAAGAAGATTCTACCCCTCAATATAGATGGATGCAGAATCGAGAGCGAGCCAATACCCATTAACCGCTATCAGGGATGGACTGGATTCGGTCAGATAGAGCGACCAGAAGTACTGCCAGCATATCAGCAAGAGATGAGCACATTGGGACGCTGGCCAGCCAACACCATTATTGATGAGAACTATGAGGGTGAACCATGGAGCCGATATTTCTATTGTGCCAAGGCAAGTCGTAAAGAGCGGGATGCAGGGTGTGAGACTCTACCCCTCAAGGCGCGTCCGACGCATGGCAACGGCCTCGGCAACCAGCCCGACCAACAACGGGCTATCAACCACAACACACACCCCACCGTTAAGCCTCTGAGCCTCACAGGGCACTTGGCGAAGCTCATCCTACCCCAATCCTCACCCGACACACAGCGGCGACTCCTAGTGCCATTCAGTGGCTCTGGCTCCGAGATGATTGGTGGATTACAGGCCGGTTGGAATGATGTAGTTGGCATTGAGTTATCTGCTGAGTATATCGAGATAGCGAAACAACGATTGAACGAAATAGGTACGACTATATGGCAGGACGACGACCACTCCCAAGCAGCTTAAAAGAACTCAGAGGAAATCCTGGGCATCGTCCACTCAACCATCGGGAGCCGCACCCTACTGGTGTACCCCGCTGCCCATCTCATCTGGACGACGAAGCACAGAAAGAATGGCAGCGTATAAGTGTAGAGCTTGTAAGGCTTAATCTATTGACTCTCGTTGATAGAGCAGCACTAGCCGCTTACTGTGGCTCATGGAGTCGATGGGTAAACGCTGAGGAAAACTTGCAGAAGTATGGCCCAGTCATCAAGTCACCTAAAAGTGGCTTCCCCATTCAGAACCCATATTGTGGAATAGCTAACAGTGCTTTAGACCAGATGAGAAAATTTTTAATAGAGTTTGGAATGACTCCTGCGGCGAGAGCCAAGCTAGAGGTTGCTGGATCATCCGGCGAAGACGCATTTACTGAGTTTATGCAAGGCATCGGAGCCGATGACATAACGCCCAATCCTCAAGATGACTTGGTGGGCGATAGTGAAAACAAGTAAAGCGTGGACAATCTAAATATACCTGAGCAGTACATCCAAGATGTACTCAATAACAAAATCGTAGTTGGCAAATTAGTCAGACTAGCTTGTGAGCGTCATCATAACGATCTTGCAACTGGACATCTACGCAATCTGAAATTCAATCCGCAACAAGGACTGAGAGTTATTCAGTTTGTAGAGTCCTTCTGTTGTCATCTACGAGGTGAGCTTGAGGGACAGCCCATCAAGCTGGAGCCATGGCAACAGGCCATGCTCTACATCCTCTACGGATGGCGCTGGGCAGATACAGGATTCCGCCGCTTCCGCATTGCGTACTGCGAATGTGGGAAGGGTAACGGTAAGAGCACATGGGCATCTGCTCTTGCGCTCTACGAGTTAATCGGAGTTGGCGAAGCGGGTAGCGAAGTCTACAGCGTTGCCGTGGATAAGACACAGGCGAAGGTTGTGTTTGACGACGCTGTGTTGATGGTGAAGAAGTCACCGGCACTGGCCAAACGCATCAAGTCGCACACGAACAATCTGCACGTTCCGGGTACGGCATCAAAGTTCCAACCACTCGCTGCAAACTACGGTTCTCTTGAGGGCAAGCGTCCACAAGCATTCGTCGCCGACGAACTGCACGCATGGGGTTACGGTGCTGAAGTGATGTGGACGGGACTCGTCAACGCACTCGGTAAGCGTGACTCACCCATCCTGATAGTCATCACGACAGCGGGTTCCGGTGAGGAGTCAGTCTGCAAACGTCAGCACGCATACAGCGAGAAGGTTCTGACGGGAACACTGCAAGCTGACGACTGGTTTGCCTGGGTGTGTTGCCTCGATGAGGGTGACAGTTATGACGATCCATCCATGTGGATTAAGGCTAATCCCAACTTGGGTGTCAGCGTTCGGGAGAGAGATTTAGCAGCACTAATAAATCAGGCGATGGGGGACCCGGCGAGTTTGAACGAAGTACTCCGTGTCCGATTTGGTATCTGGACGCAGACGAGCGTCGCTTACTTCCCGATGGATGAATGGGCACAATGCAACGAGCCCATCGACCTTGAGTCGCTGAAGAATCAACCATGCTTCGGCGGACTCGACCTCAGCACAACGATGGACCTCAGCGCGTTCGTGTTGCTGTTTCCACCATACGGTGACCGCAGCAAGTGGGTTGTACTTCCACACTTCTTCATTCCCGGAGACAACATCGGGAAGCGTTGCCAGCGAGACAGAGTGCCTTATGACGCGTGGCAGCGCGTGGGGATGCTGACAGCTACACCCGGAAATGTCATCGACTACGACGCGGTAAGGCTCAAAATTATCGAGCTATCTGAGACGTATGACATCCGCGAAATCAGTTATGACCCGTGGAACGCCACGGAGACAGCAACGTGGCTTCAGGTGCGTGGATTCACCGTCAGTCCGCTCCGTCAAGGCTTTCCGTCGCTTGCAGGACCAACAAAGCGACTGCTTGAGCTTGTTCTCAAGCATGACCTCACGCACCTCAACAACCCCATTCTTCGGTGGATGGCAAGCAATGTAGTCGTGGACACAGACCCCACAGGGAATGTGAAGCCGAACAAAGTGAAGTCAGCGGAGAGGATTGACGGCATCTCCGCACTGATTTGTGCATTGTCCAGAGCAATGGTCGTCACCATCTCTCCAAAGAAAAAACACTTTACGCCGTTTGTGATGTAGGTTTTCCGAATACTCACACGATTTAGGACGCCCCCAGTATGGGAATCAGATCGACCATAGCAAAATTCGTAGGGCATGAACGTCGTTCCAGCGACCCTCTCAACAACCCAGCAATCCCTCTCAGCACGTCGGGCTTCCTAGCGTGGGCATCGGGTGAGCCTACAGTCAG